GATGGCGCGAATACTCAAGGCTACCTTAACGGCGGTGCAGACGGTAGTGCGGCTGCTACCGATTACAACATTATCAACAGCAGGGTCATTCTCGCCAAGCATTTCAGTAATGGGATAGCGACGCAGGTGGACATCGCCAGCGTCCTCGTCTACAACCGTGCGCTGCTCGACAGTGAACGCCGCCTGACCGACCGCTGGAACTCCCGCTCCAGCCTTATCCCACTCACGGGGGCATCGTAATGCCGACGATGGACGCCGTACTTTAATAGATAATCGTGTAGGAGTCAATATGGGTGTGCTTGGTTTAGGGACTCCTGCTGAACTTAAAGACTTTACTTCTTTAGATGGAATTAGAAACTTGAGCGATCCCAGAAGACAGGCTCTTATAGATAGAGCTGAAGCTTATTTAGATTCTTTAGAAGAATATGACACTACCATATCTGGTTATACCAGCATTATGGAAATTGCTGTCTATAAAGTCTGTCAATTGTTATACATAAGAGATAGACAAGTAGAAGCATCTGCTGGTATATTCAAGAGTGAAAAGATAGGTAGTTATCAATATATTAAATCTGATAATAAGGATCTCAATTTCCTAGAGATAGATCCTGAACTAGCGGCTTACGTAACACGCTATGCTAAGGATTCTATCGGTATTACTACTACTAGAGTCTTCAGAGAACTTGACAAAAACGAAGATACGGGCTTACGTGATTATAAGGATGTTTACGATAAAGAATTTGAATATGCTGACGATCGTGGTATTCAAAGCGGCACTAATGAGGCTAGGGATCTATGAACCAGATGTTCTTCAATACCTGCACTATCAGTCGCAGGGAGAAATCTGGCAGTGACGACGGCACGCCCACTTTCACTGACACACCTGTTAGCGAAAATGTGCCGTGCCGTCTTGATCCCATGCACAGTCGCCTTCGTCCCAGCAATACGATGAGCGAAAAAGCCAGTTTTGTCGAACATATCTATGCCACGCTGTTTCTTGCCAAAGACGTAGAAATTGATGAGACCTGTTTTGTGGTGGTGGCAGGAGACAGCAGAACCTACGAAGTGTTGACGGTAAATAAGGTTCCCGGTTTTGGCGGCATCAATCACATCGAATGTGATGTCAGAACAGTAGGCCATCGATGATTCAGTCCTCGTTTATTTTCAGCGGCTGGCAGGAGAGTATTGCCTTCTTCCAGGATCTTGATCTGAGATCGAAGATGATTGGCGAAGATGCTTTAAGAAAATACGGTGAAGAAGTAGTAAAAACTATTCATGATATTCTCATGTCAGAGACTGAGCAACACACTAACGCCCTAGTAGACAGTTTTGTGGTAGGAAGTCCCAATTTAATCTTGGAAGTTCAGCGTTTTGGAGAAGTTTTTACCTTAATCGTAGGAACCCAAGTTCCCTACGCCGTTTACTTGGAGTATGGTTTTCACTTTACCGGCCCTAAGTCAGTCAATATCTGGCATGAGCAGGGGTTCAAGAAAGTTGATTCTTTTGATTTTGAGGGTCTACATTTTGTAGAAAGGGCTTTCAAGAATAACCGCTATAAACTCAATTTCATTATCGGCAAGGCTATGAAGAAGGCGGGATATAGAGTCAATTTTACCCGAGTCTCTGGAAATGGAGACTATGGGGAGTAATTATGACCTATTCGGTTACGCCCAACGTTAATGTTGATGAAATGCAAGACACCTTGTATTCGGTACGCAAGGTGTTGTATAATGAATTTGGAAGTTCTATTAAGATCCTGCTAGAGCGCGATTCAGGCCGCTTTGCTCGCCCTAGCATCAAGCTGGATCTCAATAGCAGTGAAGCACAAGATATCGCCAGCAATTATTATTTCAGCAGAAGAACTCTACAGATACGTTATCTGGGAGAAAGTAGATCAGATGCTCAGGCCAAAGCCTCCCAGATAGAATATCTGTTTAAGAGAAAGCGTTACCTTCCTCACATTATGAGGAATTGGAAATATCCCACTCCCGGACTAAGAGCAGTAGACGATGGTTCATTAGGTCCGGGAACTTATTACGTGCGGGTGGCCGGAGAAACACTCTTAGGAGAATATAGTCTAGCTTCTGAGAGTTATAGTATAGAGTTAGAGGATTCCCAAGACATTAAAGTCTTGATCCCAATGGTAGGAGGTGGCACTGGATACTTCCAAAACTATAAGGTGTATGTTGGCATGGTCGAGGGTAACGAAAGGCTTCTAGCGACCGTCCCTGCCGCCTCAGATGCCATCGTTACCCAATATACCATAAGTAGTTTGCCGATCAATACTGATCCTCCTGCCAGCAGTTCTGAGATTTATTACCGATTTATAAGATTAGACACCATACAGACTGCTTTTATGGAAGATTTGACAGACATCGGCAAATGGGATGCTGTGCTTACCGTAAACTTTCATTTTGTTAATGGCAGAGTGCGGGAGCAAAAGGTTCCCATGACATCAGTTAGTCACACTTTTGAGGTAAACTAATATGATGGAGTACGAGGAAATGCCCAAGGATACTGGCAGCAAGCTTCCGGTCTCTGAATGGTTGTTAGGATTCCGCAATAACGGAACTTATAAGCGACACACCATGATGGGAGCAGTAGCTCATAAAGGCTGGAAGCTGGAAGATAGAGTTAGTAAGAGCGATTTTGTGGCGGCGGTAGAAGAATACCGCAACATTAAAGTCAATTAGGAGGAGTTAAATGGCTGGTGGTATTTGGACTCCTTCCAGTGTGAACAATGCCGGAACTCGTCCGGGTGCTTATATCAATTTTGAAGCAGCGGCAGCAGCGGCAGTGGCTCCGGGTTCTCGTGGCGTAGTGGCTATTGCTGGATTTTCTACGTGGGGTCCGGACGAAGAAGTGGTGGAACTTTCCAGCGAACAAGATATTATCGATAATTTTCAAGATGATGATGATGCTAATGCTAATCTATACCGTATGGCTCGTCAGGCATTCTTGGGTGGAGCTGTTAGAGTTCTGGCTTTCCGTATGTTGGGAGCCAATGCTGTTAAGGGAACTCGCACGCTAGTAGACACTACTGGCTCTCCGGTAAACGTTATTCGTATCGATGCCAAGTATTATGGAACTTATGGCAACAACTTTAAGCTGACTATTGCTGATGATGCTACGGACAGTGATAAGACTAGCATCAAGTTGTATGACGGCACAACCCTGTTGGCTACTTGGACTACTACGGTGGATCACGGCTCTTCCGGATTTATTGATGATGTCGTAAGCATTATCAATGATGATGAAGATAACATTTGGATTGATGCAGTTAAACTGGCTGATGGCAACAATGATCTGGCCGACATCACCAGTCAATCACTGGCAAGCGGAGCCAATGGCGATGCTTTGGCTCAGTCTGATTATGATGCAGCCGAGACAGCCTTTGAGTTGGAAGATTTTGACGTATTTGCTTGCGAAGTCACTACCGGCTCGGTTCAGATTGACATTAAGAATTGGATCGAAGATCTGCGTGACGATGCTGGCAAGAAAGTTATGGCGGTGCTGGGAGCTCAGGCTAGCGAAACAGTAGGGAACGCTATCACTGCCGCCCAGAACTTGAACCATGAAGGTGTGGTTTTTGTCTACCCCGGAGCCAAACTGCCTAACGCTAGTGATGTTGCTACTTCTTATAGTGGTGCTCAACTTTCTGCCAGAGTAGCTGGTATGATTGCAGCTATGATTGCCGGTCAGTCTCTCACTTACAAAGAGATTACGCTGGCTAGTGATGTAGAAACTCGCTTGAGCAACGCTAATATTCAGACACTCATTCAGAATGGTGTTTGTGTATTGGTGTGGACGGGCAGCAAGGTTATCGTGGAGCGGGGTATTAACAGCCTCTACAGCGTGGGAACTAAGCCTACCAGTTTTGCAAAGGTTGGGGTGGTTCTCACTTGTGATGAGATTGCTAATGCCATTAAGGAATCGGCTGAAACTACCTTTATCGGCAAGGTTCCCAACGATGAAGTGGGGCAGTTGGCTCTTATCAATAGTGTCAACGATTTCTTGGGAACTATGGTTGCCAAGCGTGCTATCAAGCCGGGATATTCGGTTGTGTTGGATCCTGATTTTGATTCTACTGGTGACCAAGTTTTCTTGAAGATCACTTTGCAGCCCATTGAAGCTATCGAAAAGATTTTCAGCACTATTACTATCGGCTAGGGAGGATAAATGGCTAAGGGAATTACGCAGCCGGTAGAACAGATTATCAATGGTTCTTTCGGCGAGATGTTTGGTTATGATTTGGCTAACGGCTCCCAGGAAACTTTGTTTTTAGGGGAAGTGCAACAGATCTCGGCACGCATTACCAAAAACTATAGAGAGACTTATCTCTCTGGCACTCGTAAGATGAAGCAGAAGCTGATGGGGGTGGGCGGTGAAGGCAGTATTCGCCGCTTTAAGATTAACTCAGACTTTCTGCGGCTGGTGGGTAATACCTACCATAGAGGTGAAGGAACTGGTCAGGATCCGGTTCTGGAAGGAACTGATGTTCCCAACAGTATCGTCAAGCGCAGCAATAATGCTAACGGCCAGAAGCACCACAACATTGATTTTCGGTGCAGCCTGATCATCACTCTTGATGATCCGGAAAGCGTTGGTACGGAACAGGTGCGTCTACTTGGCGTCAAGTTGCGGGAAGTGCCGTTGGGCTGGCAGGTCAACGAAGTGGTGGAAGAAGAGATTCCGTTTGTCTTTGAAGACATTGAGTTTATCACGGCAATGGTGCAGGATCGTCCGGGCGGTGGTTACAATGATTTCTATGCTGCCCGTTATGAAGCTCAGCGGAACCTGTAATGGCTATTGATCTCCCTGTCAACATTAACCACGCCATCAACGGTTCTTTTGGAGAACTGTATGATGAAGATGGCGATCTTATGGGCAATGTGCAGGGCATTCAGTTCCAGATTGTAAACCATCGCCGTGAATGGAAGCCAATCGGAACGAATAAGGTGTTAGGCAAGCATTCAGGTAGTGAAGGACGAGGAAGCATTGAGCAGCTTAAGATGACTTCCAAGCTGCTCATTAAAATTGGTTCTAATCTCTGGAACCATACTCAGGTATTTCCTCTAGGTCGTTTGGTTATTCAACTGGATGACCCAGAGGCTATCGGCATCGAACAATTGGTGCTTAACGGCGTACGAATGTGGACACTCAATAGCGGCTGGCAGGTCAACCAGATTATAACCGAAACTATTGAGTTCAGCTTTAGCGGCATTCAGTTGCCGATCCAGATTCCTTGGCAAAATCGAGAAATGTTTGATGATTTCTACGCTGCTCGCTATGCTTCGCAGCGAAACCTATAGGAGTGAAAGTTAAATGGAAGAGCAGATTAAGACTGAGGTTCCGTTCAAGGTAGAGCATAAGGGGCAGAACTACGACCCTATTGAAAGAATGCTTCAGGCGTTTCATAATGGCGGCAACGTTGAACCTGAGGAAGTTTATAACGAACGGCTTAATGTCACGTATTATCTGGAACCTCTGAGCGATTCCAAGTTTGAGGAATTGACAGATCAGGCCACTAAGAATTATATGTATAATGGAATGCTGCAACCCAGAGTAGAGCCGGGAAAGTTCAACCGACTGTTGGTAGCGGAGGCTACCAAAGTTTTGATCAATGACAAGCCGGTGGCTGTCTTTAAGGATTCTCGGCTTACTGGCAAGTTTGGCAGTCCGGAAAAGGCGGTACAGGGAGTATTGCTCTCAGGAGAAATTACTGATTACGCCCAGAAAATTATGCGCCTTGCCCGCTTTACTCCAGAACTGATTGAACAGGGTACGGTGGCGCAAAAGGTAAAAAACTCCTAAAGGAAGGCCGAAGCTTCAAGGGGAATCTGTTAGCTGCCTTGTTATGGCAGACTGGCAGATTCCCCAGCGAAGTGGAAAGCCTTCCTTTTTGGGAGCGAGAATTTGTTTACGGGGCTGTTTGGTATATGCTCGACTCTCTTAAGAAGTAGGTTCCTATGAACCCTTTTGTCAGAGGCGTGATCTCTCTCACCTATACGGGTGGAGCGGCTGCTCGCAATGCTATTGCGAGCATCAACGCTATTGCCGCCTCCTCTCGTGCAGCCGCCGCCGCATCAGCAGCTTCCAGTGCGGCAGCTCAACGTCAACGCATCTCCTTTATGGAAATGATGCGCATGATGGTGGTATTCGGCGTTGGTCTGCAATTAATCAACGCTATGATGCTCCCAGGAAAATGGTTATACTGGGGCATTAAATCTAGCATGGAATTTCAACAGGGTATGGCTCGCGTCAATACCGTGTTGGGAGCCACCAAACAGGAACTTAAAGCCCTCGGCGATTCCTCGCTGTTGCTCGGTAATCGCATGGGTATGACACAGGAACAGATTACTGACGGACTCTACAATATTGGTCAGTCTATTAGTGCCATTAAACTAGACGGCATGACAAGGGCGCAAGCCTCGTTAGAGCTGCTCAACGAGGCTCAGAGACTGGCTAAGACCAGCAACGTGGAGCTTAACGTAGCCACCGAAGGCCTGATGCGTACGATGGCCTCCATGGGCTTCGGCATGAAGGACGTGCGGGAAATTGCTGGCCTGCTCTTCCAGACTATTAACGTCGGTATCATCAGCGGTGATGAGCTGAATCGTAATATTGGTGACATTACTTCTTCACTCAGCTTCTTGACCACCAAGATGTCCGAAGTAGAGAAGAAGAATGTTACCAAACAAATGCTTTCATTGTGGTCGGCCCTCTCCCAGACTATTCCGGCCAGCGAAGCAGCCACTTCCGTCAACGTCTTCATGAATTCACTTATCAAGGGCAGCGATGAAGCTATGCGCTTGATGAATGAGTTCAGAACCATGTTTGGCGTTGACATTACCATGGAGGCTTTTCTTAAGAAGGGTCCTCGTCAGTATTTTGAAGACCTGTTTGGCGTCATCAAAGATAATGGCCCCTTGATGAATTATATTCAGGGTCAGATGGGTGCTCTGAATAATCTTCAGGGTGACAATGCCAAGATGACTGCTATTCAGGTGCAAGTGCTGGGAACCCTCTTTGGCAACATTAGAGCCTTGCGTGGCGTGCTGGCAGCGGGCGGTGATGATCTTAGAGTCTGGAATGAAGCTATGGGGGAGTTTAGCAATGCCGCCACCGCTTACGAAAAAGCGGTACAGGAAATGGTCGGCACGGCTATGCACCAATGGGACAGACTCTTTGCTTTCTTCCAGACTTATAGCATGAAGACTTTTGGGCCGGGAGCTGGCCCGCTCGGCGGTCTGTTTGATGGACTGGCCGATATCTTTGAATATACCCTTAATCAATTTGATTTTGAGGATCTTAGTTTCGGCCAGAAAATTAAACGTCTCTTAGAAAATATGAATCGCACACTGGTAGGCTGGTGGAATACCGGCGGTAAGAAAGATTGGCAGACTATATTCCATAGCATGGGTTTCGAGATCACCAATATGCTGATCTCTCTGGTGACCGGTCGAGGCATCTTTGGGGAAATGGGTGCTGAAGCTGCCAAAGCCTTTGCGGGCGGCTTCAAAGATAGAATTATAGAGGCCTTTACCAGTGGTGAAATATTCCAGGCTCTTACTGGCCCCTTAGTACGAGCTGCCATATTCACAGGTCTCTTAGGTTGGAAACGTGGTAGTCTAGCTTTTGCTGGTTCCGAAGCAATTGGAATGCTTTTTAATGGATTGACTGGTGGAGCTGGCGAAGGAAGCGGCATTGGCGATTTTGTGGGTGAAGCTGGTAAGATAGGTTTTGGCCTATTAAGCTTTCAAATGTTAAGTAATCTTCTGGGCAAGGGAGCAAGCAAAGCCGGAGCTGGATTAAATGTTATTCGGAGTGTTGCCGGAGCCGCCGGAACCTATGGTGCTACTCAAGCGGCGGCCGGAGCTGGAGCCGCTAGAGCTAGTATAGGAGCGGGAGCAGCATTTCTAGCTCCCGCACTTGGAACTCCAGCTATAGGAGCTGGGGCAGCACTAGGCATTCTAGGATATTATGGCTTAGGAAAGTTACTGGGGGCTAAAGATTTTTGGTGGGGTTATGATATATTTGAGGGAAAATGGAAGGGATTCGGCGAAGATACTCCTAACGCAGCACCTATGGCAGCAACTCCCAGTAGTGCTCAATCGGTTCATATCAGTGTGAATTTCGATAAAGTGGCTGACACTATTGAATTTGCTGACAAGCGGCAGGTGAAAGAAATTACCAATGCAGTAGCAAAGGGTCTTACCGAAGGACTTCGCAAGGCTGGTCTGGACGTAGTGGTTCAACCGGCGGCGGTGTAGGAGGAGCCATGACATTAGGACGCTGGCCTATTGTCGATTATGACAACACTATTATGTTTAAGATTCCAGATTCAGTAGAGGGCATTCGTCAGATACGCTTGCCGGTAAATCCTCAAAGATTTCCTATTAGCGGGCGAGGCAACTGGTCTGATAGAGATGTGGTGGGCTTGGGGGAGATTAGTCTCCCCCTTTTCCGCAAACAGGACTCCATTACTCTTGAATCATTCTTTCCCAGAGACTATGATAGAGAACTTTGTGTAATCGACGAAGTAGAGTTGCTAACCCCTATGGATTATGTTAGAATATTTAAGGATGCTGAAACGACCCATAAAGTCGTTCAATTGATTATGACTAATTCTAACATCAATTCATTCTATACTATTAGAAGCTTCTCTTATTCTTTTGAAGGTGGTGAGCCTGGAGACATCTATTACAGTATAGAACTTAAGGCTTACCAGACTGGCAAAGTTCGCAAATTCAGCGGCACTATTGTACCGACTAATCCGGGTGTCCCCAGTGAATTGCCGGAAGGATTTCCGGTAAACAAAACGCCACCTACTAATACTGATCCTGAAGAATATGGCGACAGACCTCCCGATCCTATGCAAACTGTTGATGATTTCATTAACTCTACTGGCGAGTCTATGTATATGTTGGCTAAGAGAACTTGGAACCGCCCTGAATTATGGTTTGCCATCTATGCAGCCAATTGTGATTCTAAGGGAGTATTTAAGCTCAACTTTATGAGTGAGCGAGATTCCAGAAGAGTTAAGTCAGAAAAACGTATGGATTTTGCTGATGACATCAGCACCGCCCATCGTTTGTTGGAACCGCACCAGCGATATAAGCTTCCTACCGAACAAGAGTTGGCAACTTTTGACAATATCCTAAAGAGATAGTTATGACCACACAATATATCTACAATCTGCCACATTCGGTTATAGCCGATACTGAATATGATGTAGTGGCAGTTCCCAGAGGCCAGTGGAACAACGCTTTTAAGATAAATGATTTGGTAACTTCCCTGGAGTGGTCATATTCATTAGATCAGGCGGCATTGGCTCTTACAGTGGAGCTCAGTCCTAATGATTCTTTAAGAGCTGCCATAGCGACACTTATCAATCGCCAGAATCGCTCTCATTTAGATGTAGCAGATTATCTGATATTATTTGGTCATAAATATGACGATCAGAACAACCTGTTTTTTGATGAAATCTATCGTACCGTAATTGCTGAACCTACTTTTACTTCAGATGGCAATAATCAATCTATCTCTTTACTTTCTTACGAAAATACGATTTACGCTCAACTCAACGAAGTCGCTGAAGTATTGCCTGCTGAAACGGCCACCACAAGAATTGCTAGATTGGGTCTTAAATATGGGGTTCCTATTGATCCTAATTCGGTAGAAACGGGAATACTACTTTCAGCAGAAATCGTTCGTAAGCGCACTCTATGGGAGGTATTTCTCAACGCCCTTATTGAGACCAATGCTCGTTCCAGCGTAAAGTTTATTCTGCGTAGTGAAAAAGGACTGCTTAAGATCAAGCGACGGGAGATACCTCCCACCATTTGGGTTATCGAAGAAGGACATAACCTGCTGGCAGCAGTCCGTAAACGCAGCTTTATGGAGATGCGCAACGAGATTGAGGTAAGAGGACAAGACACTTTTCTGGCAGCATTTATTCCCAATAGCAATAACGAACAGGAATTGGGTACTAGATTAGCTATACAGCGCGATACTCAGTCAGTTATTGATTATGGTCTGTTGCGAGAAATTATTTATGATTCTCGCATTAAAGATCAGACTCAGGCCAACCTCTACGCTTATAACAGGTTGCGAGCTAAAGGAAAACCTCAAGAGACTGTGCAGGTGCGAGCCAACAACATTAACGGACTAAATTGGGGAGATCCGGTATTTGTCTATGAAGAAACTACCCGCAGCATTGGGGTCTATTGGATCTATAGTGGTCGCCATAGGGTGGACAGTGGTGGAGCCGCTATGGAACTCATCTTAACTTTAGAAGATCGCTATGATCTGCTGCAATATCTGGGAGAAAAGCGCGGAGCTGCCGCCAAGAGTGAGATTGACAAAATACTCGAGCAGTCGGGCATAGGCAGAGCTGGCACTACCTCTCCGAAGCCCTCAGAAGGCTCACAGAGCAGCGGTAGCGCACCTAGCCCGCCCGTAAGCCAGCCTACCGGCAGCGGTACTAATGATCTGGCTTTCTTGCGGCTTCCTTATGCTGGCAGCTATACTATCACACAGGCTTATGGAAAAGATATCCCCACATATTCAGCACAAGGTTATCCTTTGGGACATCCTGGAATTGATTATGGGCTTCCTACTGGCACTCCAGTATTAGCCGCCGCTAGAGGAACCGTCATTTACGCCAGCAATA